AGAGATGGTATGTATAACTACTCTAAGTGTATACCAAACGGCTCTGAGTTACCAGATAATTGGTTTGTAGTACAACAAAAGAGAACTGATGACGCTAGTAAATACTATTCTATGAAATCTGAAGAGGTGAAGGAATTACCACCCAAGTACAGAACTAACATCACAGAGTATGATGATAATAAATACATATACTTGGTTAGAGAATTTGAATTAGGTCAAAAATTATTCCCATCTGCTATACAAGGATTTAGATTAGGACTTGGACAACCAGCAGTAAATTTCCCACCACTTACAGCAAGATACTTGTATGAGAAATATACAGAACACATTGAACAAGATGAACCATTGAACATTTACGATCCTTCAAGTGGTTGGGGTGGTAGGATACTTGGAGCTATGTCCTCACTAAAAAGAATACACTACATCGGAACAGACCCGAACACCGATAACTTTATTGATGAAGTAGGTATATCAAGATATGAATATGTTGCTAACTTCTTTAACAATGAGGTATTGGAAACAAATCCGTTTTGGGAAGAAGAGAAAAACACATTTCATTATTTTCAAGAGGGTTCAGAACATATTGGAGACCATCCTGAATTTCAACAATATAAGGGTAAGTTGGATATGGTGTTTACTTCACCACCTTACTTTGATAGAGAACAATATTCAGAAGATGAGGAACAATCATTTAAGGCATATCCTAAATATGATGATTGGAGAGATAACTTTCTCAATCCCACATTGACCAATGCATTTAATAGTTTAAGGAAAGATAGATATTTATTATGGAATATAGCCGATATTAAAATCGGTAAAGATAAATACCACCCTCTTGAACAAGATAGTATCGATGTAATCGAAAACCTCGGTGGTGAATATCAAGGTAAACTCAAAATGTTAATGACTTCAATGGTCGGAGTTGACCAATCAAATGTCAAAAACTCGGTTAAAGTAAATGGAACTTATTTAAAGTATGAGCCTATTTTTATTTTTTATAAAAAATAACTTGACTTGTATGGTAAAAAGTATGTATATTCTAATATCAAAACGAGGTAAAATATGATAAACACAAGAACAGCAATCGCGGGGGTTGTATTCGTAACAATGGTTAATGGATTTATATCTATTAATATGTTTAAAAATCAATCAACTTTCTACTCTAATGAAGTAGATAAATTACTGAAAAGTAATGAAAAGTTACATACAGAACTACAAGAGTTCTATCAGTTTGGAGTAGAGGTAGATGTAACGATGTATCAACCTGTATATCCACAGACCGATAATACACCAGATATAACTGCCGATGGAACAAAGATTCGTATTCATAAAGCAAGTGAATACAAGTTTGTAGCTCTATCACGAAATCTATTGAAGAGATGGGGTGGTGGATTTGACTATGGAGATTTTATATACATCAAGGGAACAAAAGATAAAGATGGAGTATATCAAGTAAGAGATACTATGAATCCCAAGTGGGTTAATGTAGTGGATATATTAGAATCTACGCATGTAATACCATATAAGTATGAAAATGTCCACATCTACAAGATGAATTGGACAGACAATTTAACACTATTACAGAATAATAAATCATAAATAAAGGAGTCCACAATGGCTGGAAAAAAGCGTCGTATAAATAAGTATTCAACACTGCCTATCGAAGTAGGTGATTGGGTTCATCCAACAAGAATTGGAATGAGTAAAACTGAACCATCATACCAAGTTGAATCTATTGTGAAAAATAAATACACGATAGTTCAAACAGAAGGGTGTTATCAACATAGGATGACAGTTCCTTTGGGGAGATTGAAGAGGTTATAGATGAAACAATTAACAGAAGAACAATTACTCGGTAATTGGAAGAAGCTGTTACAACTCGTAGAAGATACATTTGAGGGAGAACGAAAAGAAAAACTCCTTGAGATGTATGAATTCTTTGAAGATAGAATGGTTATAGCTCCAGCAAGTGGTAAAGAAGAATACCATTATTGTTACGCTGGTGGTTATGTTAACCATGTTCTTCATGTGGTTGAAACAGCATTAGAAGTATCCAAGACCTATGAAAAGGTTGGTGGTTATAAAGATTGGACAGACGAAGAATTAATCTTTTCTGCTCTACACCATGACTTGGGTAAGGTCGGAGATTTGATTGGGGAGTATTACATCCCACAAGATAATGATTGGAGAAGAAAGACTCTTGGTGAAATATTCACACACAACACAGATATAGATAATATGAGAGTAACGGATAGAGCTCTGTTTTTACTGCAACACTTTGGGGTAAAGGTTAATATGAAAGAAACTCTTGCCATTAAGGTATCTGATGGACTCTATGACGAAGCTAACACCTACTATATGAAAGTATTTGACGCTAGTCGTTCCTTAAAAAATCATATGCCATACATTATACATTGGGCAGACCATATGGCTACACAAGCTGAATTTGATGAATGGAAACGAGGAGATGAGGATGAGAAAGAAGAGATGGAAGCTCGTTTAGATAAAATCAAAAACATTAGTGTTGGTAAAAAAGAAAGTAAACCAAAACCAAAAGAAGAAAAGAAATCAAAACATGCAGATTTGTTTGATGAACTTTTTGGAGATAGTTAAATGCCGTATTTACAAAGATACACAATACAAGAAAATGATGTTTGGACTAATGTTGAAATAACAGAAGAACAGGCTGAAGAATATAGAAAGTTCCAAGCTGGTGATATTGATGAACCTGAATGGGTAGAAGATATTGATTGGGACGATGGAGATAGTGAATGGAGACCAGCTAATGAAGTTGAAGTTTCTGTTGGGGTGGTGGAAGAATGATATTAGAAATTATTTTAGGATTAATGGTTGTAATTTTTATTACCGAGAGTTATGTTGTTTGGAACTTACTACAAAAAGTAGAATTACTTGAAGGTTGGGTAGAAGATTTTACTGAAAGGGTAACCGACACATATCAAGAAATAAAAGATATAGATTCAACTGGTCATTTCGAAGCAGATGATGAAGTGGGTTCTATATTTAATGGAATAAAACAGACAATCGAAGAATTAAATCAATATGTAACAGAGGAAACAAATGGGTAGAAAAGCAAAAAAAGGTTCATCAAGATATTACTTTACACAAAAAACAGAAGATGCAATAGTTCGTTATAATAAAGAAACGCGAGCTTTCATGAAGAATAGAATTTATAACGACCATATTAGAAGGGCATTTGATAAGTTAGTTGAAAATATTATTCATACTTTTAAGTTTTACTATTTTGATGTTTCATCTGAACAAGTAAAACATGAAGTTGTTTCTTTCTTGGTATTGAATATTCATAAATTTACCGAAGGTAAAGGTAAGGCATTTTCATACTTTAGTATTGTGGCTAAGAATTATCTAATACTTCATAACAATAAAAATTATTCACATTACAAACAACACGACAAAATTGAAGTGTTAGATTGGAATAGTAGAATAAAGGATAAGCATAAACAAGAAGATATCGATGATTTAAATCGTGAGTATGTTAATCAGTTTATAGAATATTGGGAAAATAACTTAACGAATGTTTTTCGTAGGAAGAAAGATATATTGGTTGCAGATTCTATATTAGAAATATTTAGACGAAGTGAAAACATAGAGAATTTCAATAAGAAAGCTCTATACATTATGATTCGTGAAATGAGTGGTTCTAAAACTCAACACATTACTCGTATTGTGAACACTATGAAAAAGTATCACTTTGGTATGATAGCAGACTTCCGTAGAGATGGTTCTATTGATACTGAAAGCACAGGTTCATTTCTGTAACAATTTGTTAATGAGTGTAACAATTTGTAATAACACAATGATACACTTTTAAATAACTTCTAAAAAACAAAAGACCTCATTTTTATAGTGAGGTTTTTTTGTGCCCTCCTATCTTTAACAATATACCAAGTTAAAAAATAAATAAAAAAAGTTTTAAAAATCGTATAGTTTGGTATAGTTCTTGTAACATATATAGTACAGACAACATCAATCGGATGGTGTCATACCAAACTAAATAAAGGAGAACTGAAATGTTCACTAAATTTTTTAAGAGAATCAAAAGTAACAAGGGTAATTCACTCGCTGAATTTGCTGTTACTACCGCCATGATGGCAACACTAGCAACAACAGCCGCACCAAAATTTGGTCAAGTGGGTGCAGGAGCTAAAGAAAAGAAAACAATGAATAACATTGACAAA